GCGTTCACCATAACGCTCGTCGTCCTTGACAGTCAGCTTGATGACCAGATCTTTGCCAATCAACTGATCGGTGTCGGACAGGTGCACGACCCCGATTGCACGAATGAGCTCTCCGAGCTGCTGCATTCCGATTTTTTCGGTTTCCGGGTTGGCATTCTTGATGTTGATCATCCCCCAGACTGCTCGGCCTTGGTGGGTCGGGCCTGTCACCGTATACATGATGTTGATATATTCGCCGGTGCCTGACTTTGTTGGCTTGACCTCGGCGCGGCTGATCGTTGCCGAATACCAGCCAGCGGGAAGAACTCCGTAGTTGTTTGTGGGTTGTGGAAGTGATTCAACAGAAAAAGATTGTGATAAGCGAGCCATGGTTCAGTCCTTTCGAGTTATGGCGTATGACGGCCTTCCGGCCGTTGTGGTAATGGCGTCCAGAAGTGGAGCAGTGATCGACTCATGAGCAGCCTTCCAGGCTGTCATGTTGATCTCTGGCTTCCATCTGAACAGACTGCCTAGGTGCTCGGTTAGACCGGATTCCTGGGCTAGTTCTTGCAGTTTATCAGCATTGATCTTTCGATCAAGCCGACCAACGATCTTTATTTTGTACTGTCCTGCATCCTCATTTTTTGTGCCTTCCAGGTCCTTCGGGATCGCCAAAGCCTGGGTGAGTTGATCCTCAATCTCTCGGCGTCTGGCGATTGCCTGAGCCTCAAAAGCTTTCGCCTCCTCCCAGTCGCTCGCCAGTTTTTCTAAGTCGTTCATAGATACCTTCCTATCGTTGCAGCCGCGTTCACAATCGCGGTTCGCGTTGCCGTGTATGGATCTTGGCCACTCTCCGGCCCGTAAAACTCCGCCATCCTTTCATCTCGGTCGGGCTGGTGATAGATGTTTCCAGACACATCCACCGCGTTCAGGTTCCAGTGATGCCTGACACTGAATTTGAGTGCGACCATGAGCCTGAATGCATCCCTATCGTCACGTAGCGGATCCCATTTCGTAAACGATGTCGGGGCACCGTATCCGTATGAGCCCACTTCATGATTGAACCAGACATCCAAGCCCACGGCGCGCCCCGCCAGTTTTATCGTTTCTTCATTCATTGCAATCCCCAAGGTCTTCCCGGGCACGTATCTTTTCTGCAAGATCTTGAGCAGCAAATGCTTTGCCCCCCGTAAAGTTGTCCCGAGGGAACTCCGTCGGGTCCTCTTGCATGGCGTAGTCGTCACACATACGCGCTATCTGCTCTCGCTCAATCCTGGCTATCGCTTGAGCGAACTTGATAGCCACCAGACCCCAATCTTGGTCTTGATTTTGGAGCTGGGTGTACTGCCAGATCTCAAAGATGTCGTGCCGGTTCATGATTGTTTTAGGTCTCAATTTTTTTGATGATCGCCCCAAGATCAGGGCCTTCCCACATCTCTAATTTCCCACTACGGTCCTTGGCGAGCCAAAGCCCGTCGGAATCGCACATTAGAGCCCGTTGTGTGTTGCCTTCGGCGTCGCGCTCAACTCGCAAAGCAAGCACTTCGTCAAAAAAGTAGGGCAACTGTTGGCCAGTTTTGTTTCCCGGCATACTGGGCGAATAGAGAACCCTACCCATCTCGTCCTGCGTCTTCTCCAGCTTGGCGCTCATGTAGACGTGGCGCCCAGGCAGATCGCGGAACGCTCTTATGATGTCTGCCATCTGTTCCTGCATGGCGCCGTAGGCTTGGCGCGGGTCTTTTGTGGCCTTCTTCTCGGCGTTCAGTACGACCTCTGCTATTTCGCTGATTGAATCCAAGGCCACCGATTGAAACTCTTTGGCTTCGGACGATTCTGTTATCCATTGCCACGCCTCACGCAATGAGGACATGTCGCTTATCTCTATGTAGGGCACATCCGCCCCTGCAATCGAGAGCAAGCCGCCCTCGGCGCTTAGAACTATAGGGGCGGGCAGGGTCGGTATGAGCGAAGTCTTACCCGCTCCGGCCTGACCGTAGACGAGCAGTTTTACTCCGGAAGCAGCCAAAGCCTTGGTGGTTTTGAGGTTTATTGCCATGTTTTTTCCTTTCAGTAGCAAATTGCAAGAAATTTTTCTGCTTTTCCCTGTATCCAGGGCCTTGGGTTTGACACGTAGCCATTTCTAGGAACCGCCTCAACAATACTGAGAAAACAACCGTCAACCCAGTCACCCGCGCGGTCATCTCCCTGAACGATCACTTCCATATCTACCGGATGTTCTTTAAGCATTTCAATCAATTCATTGACAGTCATAAGCTTCTTTCAAAAAGGCGCCGGTGGCGCAGGTGGTAGAGGTTCCTGACGGAACGGGGTTTTTGGTGGTTTTGGCAGCGGATTCCCTTTGTACGTGGGGAAGGGCCAATTCGGTGGAGGGGTTTCCATGTGATGGGGGCTAAGAGGCCCCCTCCTTTATTTTGATGTGGTCTTTACGCTGTAGACCGCAGTCACTTTGGTGTGGGCGGCAACCACTTCGGCCCCAATGCCCTGGGCGGCGCAGAGGGCCTTCCAGTCGGTGGTAGCCCGGTTGGACTCAACCACGGTGCTACGGAACAAAACACCCTCGTGCACTCCGCCAACCTCTTTCATGGCGTTTTTGATTGCCTCAGCCTGCTTCTCAAGAATTGCAATCTCGGCCAACAAGGCACCGAGTTGGTCAGCTTGGGTAAGCATCAGGTCGTTGTTTTTCATTTTTCGTTCCTCTTGTTTGTCGCACCGTCAGGGGATCTGTTCGTGCGATGTGTGTATTGTGGGGCGCGACTGTGAGCCTGTCAACACCCCAACGTGAAATTATTTAAAAAGGTACATCTTCAATCTTGCACTGCACCCAGTCGCGCGCCCACTCCATAGCATCTCCCATGCTGTCACAGGTGCCGATCAGGTTAGAGCGAGTCGGATAGTCTGACGACCAGATAAGAACGTAGTCGCCCACTTTGCACGCCCACACTTTGTAGAAGTCTTGGTTGTAGATCATTTCCATGTTTCGTTCTCCTCGTTGCCGCGCTGTCAGACTATCTGTTCGCTGCGGTATTGACAGTGTGCACGCTCTCACTTCACAATGTCAACACCCAAACAAAAGAGGAGAAGGAAAAATGTTGTTGAGCTTAGAACAGATCAAAGCGGCACTGGCCGATCGGCGCATCAGTGCAGTAGCAGCCGCTACCGGCCTGCACGCAAACACGTTGCATCAGATCAAAAAGGGTCGGCAAACCAACCCCTCATTACGCACGCTCACGATTCTGAGCGATTATCTGATCCGTCAAACACAACCGATACTCTAAAAAATGGCTGATCTAACTCACATCTTAGGCGGGCCTTGGTCTCCCCCCCAGGAAGTCGCCCCGCTCCCAATCGAAGTGCAGTTCAGTAGAGCTATTGAAGAGGCCGGCCTTGATGCTCCCGAGCAGTTCATTCTTGACGGTCGCATCCATCGTTTCCGCTCCGGAAGCAGCAGGAAAACGCTAGACCGTTCGGGCTGGTATGTCGGTCACCTAGACGGCATCCCATGCCTGACGTTCGGATGCTGGAGGGCTAATTTGACCCAGACAGTGAAAGCCGACATCGGTAAAAAGCGCTGGACCCCCGCAGAAGAAATGGCCCACATTGCCCGGATCAATGCGGCAAAGCGACTCCGTGATGAAGAAATAGAGCGGGATCGTTCCGTGGCAGCGTCTACAGTCGAGACAATCTGGAGAGACGGCGCCCAGGCCAGCCCCGACCATCCGTATCTAAAACGGAAAGGCGTACAGCCCCACGGCGCCCGCGTCACAGGTGACGGCAGGCTGATGGTGCCCCTATTCAGCGAGGACGGCGAGCTTTCAAGCCTGCAATACATCAGCGAAGACGGAGGGAAGCTGTATCACACCGGTGGGCAGACAGGTGGGCGGTTCTGGATTATCGGCACACTTGATCACCCGGGTGTTCTGTACATCGCCGAAGGATTCGCCACCGCAGCCACGATCCACGAAGTCACCGGCCGCCCTTGTGTCGTTGCGTACAGTGCATCAAACCTCATCCCGGTCACTGGCTCTCTGGTAGAAATGCACCCCGGACAGAAGATCGTCATTGTCGCTGACAACGATAAGAGCGGGGTCGGGCAGCGGCACGCGGAACAAGCCTGTGCTAAGTACGGGGTCACGTACATCATGCCCCC